CATTTTTTGACGAATGATATTGGCATCTTTTTTATCTGGAACATGAGATACCGTAGCTTTAAATGTCCTGTCTTCGACGGCGACAGTATCCCAAGAGAACTTATTTTTGCTTGTCTCATTGCATCCTAAAATACGAAGCAAATCACCCATTTCATTGGCGAACATATTGTGCTGGTAATCATCGCCTTTAGAATTTTCTAATTGCCATTCGTAAAGCCCTTTAACCTTCTCCACACGATTAACACTTAGCACCTTAAATGTATCTTCACCGCCCGGAATAGGTTTTTTTTCAAATCCCGTCGTATCTGTTTCTTCTAAGCTCATTGTTATTTACCTCTCACTTTGTCATTTAAAAATGACAGTATTTTTTCCGCATGTTCTTGTGATAAATCTTCAATCTCTTCTGCTTCGGCTTTGGCAAGCCATTTATCAGATTCTTCTTCTGATATTTTCAGAAGTCCGATAAGTCTTGCAATTTCTGCGACTTGTTCGGGTGTTGATGGAACTATAGGTACTACTGGCTTTTCAATTATTTCTTTTCCGTACATTTGGCTAAATACGGAATAATCCATTGGGATTGTACGGCCTATTGGGAATGCTTCGTATCGGCTCCCCTTAACAACCATTTGACCTTGACCATCAACAAGCTTTGATTCACAAAGAAGATCAATTTTGTGGCCGATCTTATCCCACCCATCATAAGTTTTACCTGTTGGTTTTCGATCTTCGCCAACTCCTTCCCATTGATCTTTGGCATGTGCCAAAAGAATCACATTCATGTCAATGGATCGAATGTAGTTAAATAATCTTCTCATGCTTTTAATGGCTGGCTTCTTTTGAGCCCCAAACTTTGCTTCTTTTTTTGCATCGTCAAGCCGTTCTTCTTCTTTGGCAATACTGACCCCTTCCAATTCTGAAACAGAGTCAATGACTAGGGTTTTTCTGTCATGCTTTGTTGTGAGAAGGTTTCGGACTTCTGTAAGAACTAAACTAAAATCTTGCGCTCCATCTTCTGGACCAAAATAGATCCCTCCGTTTTTTATTAAGTCTTGTTTATACAAAGGCAATTTAGCGCCAGATTCAACGTCAATGTAATATGTCGAAGGCCATTGAAGTGCGAATCGTGTTTTCCAAGTCTTATAACTTCCGAATATACACATCTTTATTTTTGGCGACGCGATCAGTTCCGGCTTACGTCCTTTTAGTACCATGGTGTCTCCTTTGCGCTTTATAGCCTCGCGGCTTATTTAAAATTAGTGGTTAGCGGAACATTGAGGACAATTACCACCATAGCCCTGAACATGACAGATGCATACACAATTTGTATTAATTTTATTCTCTTTCCTCGCCAGCGCGGGCTTTTCTTCCAACCAGATCACATGGTGTGCGGTCATGATAATCTTTTTCCCTTGGAATTCTCCCTGCCACGTTATTTCTTCTTTCTTACAATCTGGGAAATCCTCGGCATTTTTCTCCTGCTTCTGAAACTCGTCGGGGAGGCGAAGCATATTAGTATGAGGACCGTTATCATCGGCGACTGCTTCAGCCTCTACAATTCCACCAATTGCTCCGATATATAAATACTTTTCCCCTTTTCGGATGGGCTGTTGCATGGCGGTCAGAATTTTCAATGCTTTGCATTCATCTACCATATTTGGCCCATGTTTTTTTCGTATGTTGTCAAACGGCATATAGCACTTACATTTGAAATACTTCAGCACCAATTCGTTGTCGAGGATGTTCATAATTCTTCCTCAATCAATTCCAGTTGTTCTTCGCGCTGTTTCTTCTCGATCCAATGGTCGATTTCAAGTTCTATTACGGCATCCACTTCTAAATCGAGTTTAGGCGGCATTTGATTTCTCCTGTTCTTCCAGCCATTTCTTACAATCCTCACAGACTGTATCCTTCCAAAGCTGATCGCCATGCGTCACACCATCCTCTTTGCCGCAGATCGGGCAATGAATAATCATCGGTGCGTCGCCAGGTAAATCGTGTGAGCGACAGGAATTGCAATCGTCATGGCAATAATCGCCAACGTCACCCACGCCCATTTGTCAGAGTGAGGCTTACGGCGATTAAGCGACTGGAATGGCTGGCTCATGGACTTTTTCATGTGCTCGCGTATTGTTGATCCGTAGGTGTCATCGTTATTCATTTGCGGATCTCCTTTGCCCAGTAGAGGGCTGATGCAACCTCAAAGCGCATTCGCGCTATTGCTAAATCCATTGGGTGCTTGTCTTGCCGTTCCATCTCGTCGCGCAGTTTGTTCCAAGCGTCTAGGTGGTCGTTCATCGAAGCATTTCTTTATCAGCCCATTGGCATTCGGAGCAACAGCATTGATACAGTAATGGGTGATGCTTCTTTAATAGGTGTTTAGCCTCCAACGCTTCTGCCAACCACTGCCAAATCTGTTTAGCCGTCATGTTATCGGCCCTCCGCTTCGGCGATGGCTTGCTTAGCCTTATTTACAAATGTTGAATCAAAAAACTGCGTAGCCATAATATCGCCGTCAATTTGGTCGATGAAAACATGAAGCATTTGAAGCAATTCCTCATGAGCATTAACCGCGCGGACGATGAAGGCGGCGTCTGCTTCTTCATTTTCAAAAGAACAACCTTCGTAGGCTATGCCATAAATAACTTGTTCTCCGTTAGCTCCTACAATAACATCCCATAATCCATCTTTTTCCTTTGAATCTGGAGTATATTTCCACGGCAACGGCGTGTGTGATTGAGTTTTCATGCCGCCTGCTTTAAGTAGATCGGATCAAGCATCTCCGCCGTCTCTTCGATCACGATTTGTTCCATCCAGTACATCTTGATGATCCATGCGGGGCGCTTAATTTCTTTCATGCCTATAGCTTACACGATCAAGTATCAGGTGTCAAGAACTATTTTAACATAATTGTGTTTTGAGCCTAAAGACCTATAGACACATGATGGTGTTTGTGGTACTATAAGGGTATGGAAAAAACATATTATTGTGCTCATTGCGGGATTGAACGAAAGAGTCGAGTCTATTGGGCGAAGTACTGCTCGATGAAATGCAGGGACGCGTATCACAACGCTCTCAAGAAGAAGATTAAGGATGCAGCGAAGGCTATGATCACTCCACCTCAGGCGGCGTAGCGCCTTGAAACCATATTACGAAGAACCTCCTATCTATAACGGACCATCCCTTTGGTACCGAATCGTCACAACCCACGATAGGCTTTTTTTTAAAACACGAATCCCTTGGATAAAACGGCGCATCGCTTTAGACCTTCTATGGAGAGCTTCAATAAAAGTTTGTGAACAAGAAGCTATTTCTAGGAAATGAAACCCTACTACGAAGAACCCGGCATTACGATCTATCATGGGGATTGTAGAGATATCCTTCCTACCCTGGACAAAGTAGATTTGATATTGACTGATCCCCCTTATGGAATTGGCAGAGTAATGAAAGGGGGTAAAGGTCAAGGACATTGGACGTTACTTTGTAACGGAAACGAATGGGACGTAGACGCTCCCGATTTGACATTTATGATGAAGAGCGCAAATTCGATTGTTGTATGGGGAGGAAATTATTTCCCACTTCCTCCTAGTCGCTGTTGGTTCGTCTGGAATAAACTAAATGCTGTGCCAACAATGGGCCAATGCGAATTGGCTTGGACGAGTGCTGATAGACCTATTCAATGCTTCTCTGCTCCAGTCGGAAGAAACAATTTCGGACACCCTACAGAAAAGCCTCTTGAATTAATTGTCTGGAGCATTCAAGAATCTCGAACCACAGGAACCATCCTCGACCCCTTCATGGGCTCCGGCACCACCCTGCGCGCCGCTAAAGACCTGGGCCGTAAAGCTATCGGCATTGAGATTGAAGAAAAGTACTGCGAGATTGCGGTTAAGAGACTACGTCAGGAGGTACTTCCACTTGCGTGACGGATTCATCTGTTTACACCGAAAATTAATGGCTAGTGACATATGGACAGCCACAGATCAAACGCTTAGGCTCATGGTTACATGTCTGTTTATGGCAAACTGGCAAGATCAACAATGGTTCAATAAATCAACACATAAATCACAATTGATACCACGTGGGTCCTTTGTCACGACGTTTAAAAACCTAGAAATGGCTTCAAGATTATCGTCTCAAAGCGTTCGGACTGCGCTCCTGAATCTTAGCAACATGCAATTTCTAACACGCGCAGTAACAGGTAGGATAACACAAATAACGATTCTAAAATACAATGACTATCAAGAAATACCAACACGTAAGGTAACACGCGGGGGCACAAATGAACAACAAATGCCTAACACGTCATCAACACAGTTAGAACAAATACAACAAAGAGAACAAAGAAAAGAAGAAGAGGCGCTTTCTTTTTTTGTGGATTTTTGGCAACGGCAAACGGCGAGCCAGCGGCAAAACGGCATGGCGGCGATTGCAATGGGGTTAAAGAAGTTTCAGCTCAGTTTCAAGATGCAGGAGGATATTTACAAACAAATCATGGGGGACCAAACCAATGGAGCCATACGCAGCAAGAGCATTGACCAACAGGCTGCTGAACGAAAGCGAGCGCAAGAGCTTGAGAGCCAAAGAGGACGAGATGCAATTAGATCCAAAGCTGAGAGGGAGATATTTGCAAGGCTTCGAGGTGTGCCGGATGTTCAGCCTGAAAACTGACCCCGTGACGGACGACGATTTACAGCGGATGGATTTGTTGTATTGGAAATGGCGACAGCAATGGGAAACGAAGTATGAGGCAAAGGAAATCAATCGCGTGGGCGACGAACCGTTTGATGTGAATGGCGAGCATCCGTTAGGCGATCTGCATGATTGGGAGAGGTTTGCCGATGAGAACTATAACGCTCATGCCGTGACGTTTGGGTGTGTTATAGCGCCGTTGGTGCTGTTGCTCTTATCCGCGCGGGGGGCGGCGTGATGACCTATTGGATTAAAGTCATTTTGCTGGGCGTATTCACATTGTTAGCTGTTTTGTGCGATTTATGACCGACCTCGAAATGAGTAAATGGTCAATACCCCGCCACCCGGTTGACGGTGTATAGCGAGCTTGTAAAAATTGCGGACACTCAGGAGCAAGAAGATGATATCTGAAATAACACGCTTAGAGTTACAGATTGCCGAATGCACAAATCAAGCAGGATGGTTGTCTGTGAAAATCTCTCTTTTAAAGTCAATTTTGATGCAACGGGATAAAATGATAGACGCAATCAGCTCGGCAATTAAAGTTCTTCCACGTTGTGAAGCGATGCCTTATCCTGATATGCGGGGAGATAATTGCCCCATGTGCTGTATGGTTAAAAGCATACAAGCCGCCGAATTGGAAGGGGGGAAGAGTGACTCGGATTGAAAGAATTATTCTGCTCGTAACTTTTCTTATTACATGGGTTAATTTAAGAGGATGGAAATGACGGACTCTGAGATCAACGAAGCCGTGGCCGTGAAGTTGGGGCCAAGCGGAAAAATTCAAGCTGATTATCCGTTGCCTTATTGTACTTCCATCGCGGCGGCGTGGGAGGTTGTGGAATCTGTCTGCCGTAAAGATAAATGGTTTGAATTGTATAGACTGAAAGAAGAATGGGTTTGCGTGTTTGAAAATACGAGCTTTCGCGGATCGCCTGATTCATATGAAGCATCCGCCCACACCGCGCCGATGGCGATTTGTCTTGCTTTCTTGAAGTTGCCATGAAGAATTCCTGGGGCGGGACGATCACGAAGGCGCGGTTCCCGATGTGCCGGAAATGCTTGGCGGCGCACGCGGGCAAGAAGCATGTGAAGGGCTACAAAACCAGGGGTTTTCGCCAAGCGATTGTGATGAAACAATCGGCGCTGGAGAAATCTTTGGACTTGACTTTTCGGCGCAAGTGATTTAGACTTCGCTCATAGCAAATGTTTACCAAAGGTATTAGCGGAAACCCGTCAGGCCGTCCGAAGGTGGATATCCGATTTAAAGAGCATGGACCCGAAGCCGTTGCTCGCCTTCTTTTCTGGATGCGCCAATCAAAACTTCCGAAGGTGTCTCTTCATGCCACCCAACTTTGGTTGGCGTATTGGCTCGGAAAACCATCTGATCTTAATTCCGAAAACATCATTCCGGTCTTGCAAAATGTCATCAATGAACAGGCGGTGTTAAAACTCATTTATGCCCACAACTTCACTGACGAAGAGCGAGCAAGATCAGGCGATCCAACTCTCATGGCAAGTGGGTCTTCTTCGGTACAAACTGGAACCCGTCCAGCGTGAAGTTTACGACGCTTTGCATCGGGCCGTGGCGGAGGAACCCTTCGTCATTATTTGTCATCGTGGATTCGGTAAAACATTTACAGGATGTACTTATCTGCTTGAGAAAAGCCGTCGAGAGCGCGATTGCAACCAACTCATTATCAGCTCGACTCTCAAGAAACTACGCACAATCGTGAAGCCCGCGTTCGACACTCTCCTGCAGGATTGCCCGCCTGACTACCAGCCGCGCTACGACAGCCAAGACAGCTTTTACGAATTCAAATCGACGAATATGCGCACCTATCTTCTGGCGGCGCAGGGCGGTCACATCGAGAACGCGCGCGGGATTCATAACGTGACGGACGTGCTGATTGACGAAGCCGGGTTTTTCGGTGACGAAGAGGATTCGTATCCGCTCGATCACGTCATTCAGAACATTCTCCTGCCGATGTTCATCCGCACGAAATCCAAACCGCGAATTGTTATTATGACGACGCCGCCGGAGATTCCGAATCATCCGGTGAAAGCGTACTACGAACGCGCCAAGTCCGTCGGGTGTCTGGAAGTGCGGGACATTTATCATTCCGACATTCCCGAATCCAAACGCGACGAGATGCGCGGGCGAATGGAAGCGATGCCGGGCGGTGAAGTGGCGTGGCAGCGCGAGATGGAGTGTAAGTGGATTGTCGACCAGAGCCGACTCATCATTCCCGAATGGAGACAAGAGTATGTGCAGTGTCTTGCGCACGACAAGTTTTTTGAGTTTTATCACAAGTACAACGCTCTTGACACAGGCGTGCGTGATTTCACCGTCAATCTATATGCTTACTACGACTTTCGCCGTGCTTGTCTGGTGGTGGAGGACGAGACGGTGCTTAAGAACGAGGAAGTGAGGACGGACCTGTTAGCGGCGGCGATCAAGATGACGGAAAAGCAGATTGGTTTTGAGAAGGTTTACCGGCGCATCGGCGACAACAACAACTTGATCGTCCTGCAGGATCTATCGGGCATTCACGGCTTGCCGTTTGTTCCGACGACCAAAGACGAACTTTTCGCGATGGTCAACGAAGTGCGGATGTGGATCAACAGTAAACGACTTCTTGTCAATCCGGCGTGTTCTCATTTGATTGGATGTTTAGCGAACGGGATTTGGGACAAACAGAAGAAAGAGTTTTCGCGCTCGGCGGTGTATGGCCACTTCGACGGTCTTGCGGCGCTCTGTTACTTGATTCGCAACATCGACACGATCACGAACCCGATTCCGGCGATGTATGGGATGTCCGTCGACACGCATAACATCCCGAACGCTAAACCGCCGGAGTCGGATAACTACAAAGTTCTGCGTCAAGCGATCAAGCTTCCTTTGCCGAAACGCACAACGGACGATTGGCGTAAGCCACACTGGAAGAACTGATGGCGACGGTCAATCAGTTAGCGTCGTTACTGCCGACGGCCTCATCGTCAGGATTAGGCAAGATCGAGGAACCGATAGGCGATTCGTCGTGGATTGCCAAGATCAAGTATGATCCGGCGTTGTTTCAACTGACGGTGACGACCAAGCGCGGGGATGAGTACGTTCATTTCATGGTGTATCCGATGACGGTTCAGCAGATGATGCAGGCTCCGTCGAAAGGAAGGTTTTACGCGACGAACATCAAAGGCAAAGGCTTGGCAACGAAAGTTATTTCAAAGTCGACGGGAGGCCCAAGCGAAAACTTGGCAAGAGGCCCGAAACAAGAGCATGGGAGGAAAGCACATGGACGGTAGAGAACCGATTGTAGAAGCCAAAGACATTCAGGATGCGCTCGACACGGTGAAGGCGGTGGAGATGATGGGATACGCTTTGGAAGGCGAGAAGTTCCCGCTCCGGTTTGGCAAGGCGATGTTTCATTGCATGGACATTCTTCGCAACATTCACGATGACCTCGTGAGCCGGTTGCCGAAGGAAGTGATTGAAGCAGAGCAAGCCAAAGCCCATGCGCCGAAACCGCCTGTGATTAATCGCTCGACGGTCCCGATGGGAGTCGCGTAATGGCCTGGGACGAAGCCAAGAGACAGGCGGCGCGGGAACGAATGGCGAAAGCGCGAGCGGCCAAGAAGATCAACAGGTCTATGCCCGTTGACGTTTACAACGAGCCCCTAGACCCGCCTCTAGCCGCCCAGGATGACCCAGGACGCGTGAAGTATGACGGTCAGCCAGATTTAGTCCTCATGGTGCGTCGGCTTCGCGTAGGGTCATTTACGGGGCTTTGGGAGTTATCCAAGATGCGATCTGACGGGTCAATTGAGGTCATCACGGACGCCAACACGAAACAGTTGATGATTAACCTGGCGCGTAACGAGATCTTGAAGTGCGGGCAGTAGCGTGACGTGTGTGACGTGCGGGGTTAAAGTGACGATGCGGGACTTTCATTCGCACCAGAACAACCACCAGGCGACACGGTTGGCGCAGTCTGGTGAATACACGCAAGCGACAAAGGACATTGTTCCGGCGAAAGATGAGAGGATTGAGAATGTCAAGCCTTCCTGACATCGGGACGTTTGTTAAACACGATCCACAACGGTTCGTGGTGGGTTCGCTTGCCAACCAGATTCGCGTGCTCATTCAGCGCATGAAGATGCGCGGGTATCAGCCGTGGAAGATTCTGTTGTCACCTGGTCTTCGCTTTGCGCTTCGGTCGGAAGTTGGAGGGACGATGGAATATGCCAAACACGATCAGCACGATATGTTTCTAGGATTACCGATTGTCCTTGACACGACGGTGCGGGAACCGATCATGATGATTAAGCCGGAGCGACGGACGGTTCCGTTAGAGAAGGGATTCTCCACGTCGGAAGAACGGGTGTGGAGACGAGGGCGCAATGCCGAGCATTAGTGAAATCATTCCGCTCCGTATTTTGACGGACCATGAGAAGCGGATTCTTCAGCACCGATGGCCCATGGACGCGGATTCGATGGCGGCGTTTTCATTCAAGGATTTCCAGACGTGGCTGTATGGCCTTGACCCGCGTGACGCGGTGATTCTTTCCGGTGATCCGGCGTTTGACAAGTTCTTTCGCGGATACTTCGCGAAGAACAAATGGAAGTTTATCTGGAGGTTATTTTGGGAATAGTATCACGGATTGGTCATTGGCTCGACTCGCGGTTCCCTGAAAAGATTTCTGCCGAAGAGGTTATGAAGAGTCTTCAAGCCTATGCTCGGCTTGACGGTGAGATGGCGTCCTTGCAGATGCGGGTGGACCAGATCTTGCAGAAACTGACGGCTTTTGAGACGGGGGCCCGAGCGTTCGACAAGGATCTTCGGGAAGTCAAAGACGACATGAACAAACTTAAATCCGTGATGGCCGTGATGACGCGCACGACGAATAAGCCTGTCCTCAGCACGTCCGAGCCGTGGAAGCGATGAGAAAATATTCTATCGTTGTGGCTTTTGATGTAGATGATTCTGAGACGGCAATGGAAGCATTGCGAAAACTTCTAAGGGATGATGTTAAGACTCAGATCGTTTTTTCCGGTAGGTACACGCACAATCCCATTGATTCCGAGATGGTGGAACTTTCCAGATGAGTAGCCGCTACGTCGAAACCAACCAGACGTTAGATCCGAAGCGGCAGGAATATTTCGCCAATCAGGAAGCCGACAAGTGCGTCTCGCGGTGCATTGAGCAGATCGACACCTACTTCCTCGAAATGAACCGGACGGGCCGCATCAACATCTACCGCAATTCCTACTTCAAGTATTTCCAAGGATTCATTTTGAAGGGCGCGATATTTCATAGTGGACAGGAGGGAGAACTGTCGAACACCTACATCAACCATTACGGGAATTTGATTACGCATACGGTGAATATGGTGTGTCAACAGAAGATAGCTTATGAACCCCAAGCGACCGTCTCAGACGCGCAAGCGCAAGACCAGATCAAGCAAGCCAAAGGGATTCTCTTCGTCTACTCCAATGATGTTAAAGTGGATCTCGGTGGAAAGCTCCGGCTATGTACCGAAATGTCATCGGTGTTCGGAGAATCATACGTCTCTGTCTTGTGGAACAAGGAATTGGGACGAACATTAGCGACGGACTACGATGACGAGAACGGGGAAATCTCGATCAATGAAGGCGATAACGAGATAGAGGTATGGACGCCGTTTGACATTATCATTGATGTCAATTTAGCGGATGCCTCGCGTAAGCAATGGCTCATTTTGCGGCGGTGGGAAAACAAGTTTGATGTGGCCAAGCGGTATCCGGCGTGGGCGAAAGAAATCGTTTCACTCTCGACAGCGGGCGCGTTAGGCGACACGCAGTTGACGTATTCGCTGACGGACGAAAACGATATTCTGCCTGTTTACTATTTCATTCACAAGAAAAGTTCTGCGCTTGCGACGGGGCGACTTCTTGTTTTTATTGACGACCATGTGATTCTTGCTGATGGGAAGAACCCCTATCGCAATGCGGACATTCCTGTGTTTCGCATGGCGTCGCGGGAGTTGTGGGGATCGCCGTTCGGGTACTGCCGTGGGTTTGACGCTCTTCCGATGCAGGAAATGGTGGATCGTCTTACAAGCGCAGTTCTTACGAATGAACTGACGTTCGCGATTCAAAACGTTTTGATTCCGAAGGGGTCGAGCATTTCATGGGAGAACTTGTATGGAGGGCTTAACCTCATTGAATACGATTCAAGTCTTGGCGAAGCGGGCAAACCGTCGGCCTTGCAACTCACCTCATCTCCGCAGGAAACCTTTACCTTCATTGATAAAACTATTCAAAATATGGGGACGGTCATGGGAGTCAACGAAGTGGTACGAGGCAATCCCGACCTCGTTCTCAAAGGCCAAGTTTCTGGGGCCGCCCTTGCCTTGATGTCGTCGAACTCGATCACATTTAATTCGGATACTCAGCAAGCTTACGTGCGTCTTGCCGAGCAAGTGGCGACGCAAATAATTTACAACTTGCAGGATTTCGGTTTTCCTGATATGGGACAGGATGAACAGGGACAACCGAAGACTCTGACGCGGCAAGGCATGTCTCAGACGGCGACCAAGAAGTACTACCAGAAATCGTTTGGAAAGAAAGATATTGAAAAGATTGATCGAATTGTTGTAAAGTACGGCAACCCGCTCGCTCAGACCATCTCTGGGAGGATGCAAATAGCCGAGTGGTATAAAGACATGGGCCTTTTGAAAACTCCTGGAGATATGGAACAAGTGCTTGAAACCGGATCGCTCGAACCTGCCACTGAAGCCATTGAATCCGAAATGCACCTCATCAAAGAAGAAAACGAATCGCTCTTGCGCGGCGAGAAAGTTCCTGTCCTCTGGGCCGATGTACACACTCTCCATTTCCCCGAGCACCTGGCGAAAATTGCGAACCTTGAAGCGCGAAAAAATCCTCAAGTTCTGGCGGCTTTTAAAGACCATTTAGATCAGCACCAGAAGTTTATGACACCGACTGCGCCTGGCGCTGGCGCACCGCCGCCGCAACAGGGAGCGAAACCTCCGATGCCGCCGCGTCCTGCACAGAACGGGAACGGTTCCGCGCCGCCCGCTGGTGTTCCACAGCCAGCCAATCCACCACAGCCTGTAGGAGTCCAATGAAAAAACTTCTTTGCATTTTGCCACTTTTGATCGCGTCTTGTTCGTGGGCGGACATTCCTGCGGATGGATCGAACATGTTTACGTCTGACACAAAGAGCATGAATTTATCGACGAACACGGCGTCACCGACGCAGATCTTGACGCAGGATTCATTCATCACGCGAACCTGGATTGTTAATAACTCTTCTTTTTCGATTCTTATTTCAACCGTATCGGTTGGAATGACGAGCGGCAACGGTGGAGGATTTTTAATTCCGCCTTGCGTAACGTCGACTTCTTGTCAGCCGTGGTCGCCGGACGGCCCTACGGTTCCGTACTGGGGTCAGTTGTATGCCGTACAGTTAGGAACGGGGCCATCGACTACCCCGACGATTTCAGTCTTACGAGAAAAATAAAAGGAGATGAAAACAGATGAAAAAGTTACTTGCCGTTGCCGGGATGTTGATGTTGCCGGTTTTATTGTGCGCTGACGGGAACTACACGCCCGCGCTTGTGACGAGTACGAACACGTTTGCGGGGTATCTGTATCCGGCCAACAGCACAGCTATTCCTGCGACTACGGGCGGTGTCTTGGTTGGGAATGGTTCGCTTTTCAACTGGTCGAACACGACTGTTACTGCCACAACCACGGCGACTTCCCAGCAGATTCTTGCATTAACGTCTTTGACGTCGTCTCAGATTGAGGGAGCGAGCGGGATCATTCCTGCCGCGACTGGTCAAATCGTGATGTGTTCTAACTGTCAGAGCACGTTCCTTTGTCTCTCGACTGGTAGCGCGAATTCGTATCAATGGATTGCGGCTTCGTCCAGCACAGTGCAAGGCAAGCAAGTCTGTAACTAGATTCATTTTAACCGGTTGCGGCTCATTACCGCTTTGAGTGCCTAGCACTACGGAAAACACCCGATAACTAGGCGGGATTGAGTGGATAAAACCACTTGGTCCCGCCTTTTTTTGGGTAAAGGGAGGAACACATGGGAGAAGTACAGGCACCAGCCGCGCCCGCAGTACCAGCCGCATCGGCACCGGCACCAGGAAAGACAGCAGAACCGGCAAAAGCTCAGGAAGGGGCTAAGCCAACAGGTCAGATCTTCAAGATCAATGGGAAGGATTGGTCTGAGGGCGACTTAGCCCAGCGCATTCAGAAAGCGGAAGGTCTTGAAAAGCGCGTAGCGGACGCGGATAAGTACGAGAAGGCGTTCAACAACTTCGCGGCCAAGGTTGACGATCCCCAGCAGTTCGTTGAGCTTTTGAATTCTCCTCAGTTCAAATACGACGAAGACAAGCAAGCGGCTTTAATGAAGTCGATGCTTGAATCGCGCAAACCAAAACTGGTTCATGCGGTCAAGCAATGGCTCTATGAGAATGAGGTTGAGCCAGCGACACTGACGGAAGAACAGCGCCGTCTCCGTGAACTTGAGCGCGAGAACAACCGCTTCAAGACAGACGCGCAGAAAGCGGCAGACCGTCAGAAAGCTGATGAGCTTGCGGCTGAATCGCGCAAGATCTGGAACGATTACCGCGTGAAGATCGGGGCGGGAATCAAAGCGGAAGGATTGCCTGAGACGGAAATGATGGTTGCCCGCATTGCCCGCAAAGCGATGATGATGCGCAAAGCCGGACAGCCTGCAGACATCGCGGCGGCAACCAAGTCCGTTCGGACTGAGCTTCAGGCGGAGTATATGTCAAATCTGGATAAGGCAACGGCTGAAGAACTTCTGAACCTTCTTCCCGAATCCGTCCTAAAGAAGATTAACACGGCCTGGGTGAACAAGCTCAAGAAGGCGAACCCTGAACCAAAAGACAAGGTTGATGTGGGTGAACAGCGTCCGTTCAAGCGTGGAACGAAGATGGAGAAGACGACAAAGGAAAACAAAGATTTTTGGAAGAATGTTGGTCGCGGTATGTTCGCGGCATAGGGCTTTCTGGCAACGTCTAAATACCCTATTGTGCCAATGACGAAAGAAATCGGGCCTACGAGGTACGTACATCCCGAACAAAGGAGATTCACCATGAAACCAATCTAACTAAAGGAGAACGACAATGGCACAAGGCTCTATTGAAACAGCCCAGCTTACGCTGAATGGCTTGTACAAAGAAGTGTACGCAGACAAGATCAAAGATTTAATCCCCGAATCAGATGTATTCCTGAAAGGTATTCCGTTCGTTTCCAAAGAACAGCGTGAAGGGAACAAGTACCATCAGCCCGTTTTGGTGTCCTATCCGTCTGGTGCGACGTGGGGCGTGGGCGCAGTGGCCCTTTCAACCGCGATTGCTTCTCAGATGCAGGACGCGCAAATCCAAGGTTCAGCGATCACGCATCGAGATTTGCTTGCTTATGACGCGGCGGCGAAAGCGGCGAACGGCGGCAAACAGTCTTTCATGGAAGCGACTGCTCTTATCGTCAAGAACCTCTTCAAAGCCGAATCGAAGTTTCTGGAACTTGATCTGTTGTACGGATCCGGTCTATTGACTGGTTCTAACACAGCGGGTATCAGCTTGGCTCAACAGACCACGAATACGGCGGGATCGCCTTCTACCACAACGACTGTGGTAACGATCTCTTACGCGACGTGGGCGGCGGCCATTTTCTCCGGTATGGAAAACGCCGTCATCCAGTTCTACAACGCTGGAGTCTTGTTAGGTTCTGGGGCTGGATTCACGATTGTTTCATTGAACGTGGTTCCGGTTTCAACGACTGTCGGTGGTACGCTGACTGTTAGTGGATCAACCGCTGACACGACTCTTCTTCAGGCTCAGTCTGCGACGGCATTGGACATTTACTGGAACACTCAGTTCGGTAATTCGATGCTTGGATTGAAAGGCATCTTAAATAACACGACCGGGACGGTATTCAACATCTCGGCAACGACCTACTCTTTGTGGGGTGGGAACGTGTTTGATTGCCAGTCGACTCAGCTAACGTTCGGAAAGATTCAAACGGCTGTTTCGCTCGGTGTTAATCGCGGCTTAGAAGGCAAAGTCATTATTGCCATCAACCCGACGACATTCGCGAACCTCGTGGATGAACAAGCCGGAGCGCGTCTGTATGATTCCAGCTATGGGTCGGACAAGGCCGACAACGGATTCAAGAAACTGGAATTCTTCAGCTCGAACGGGATCATTGAGATTGTTCCTCATATCTTTATGCATCAGGGCGAAGCGATGGTTATTCCAGAGGAAGAAACCATTCGGCTTGGTCCTGTGGAGAACGTGACATCGACTCTTCCGGGGATGCCTGGCGAGTTCTTCGTGCAGTCGCAGACGTATGCGGCTTACGAACTGAGGGCCTATGCGAACGAAGCCATTTTCGTTGAAGCTCCGGCTCACAGCGTGTTTATCAAAAACATAACAAACGTGTAAAAGTAAGACTGGCCCGCCCTGCTTTTTGAGGGGGCGGGCAGATAGATCAAAGGAGATTTTATGACAGCACCAGTCAGTACGGGCAATGCCGTCCCGCCGTTTCCTGTAGCGGCGAACATTGTTCCTATCAGGTTAATCGTTTACACGAACGCGACGAAGCATGTCGCTTACTTAAACGCTATTGCAAGAGACAGCGTTCTCACGCTTCAGCGCATTGATTCAATGTTTGCTAGTTTCACGCAAGGAGCGTTCCGGTCGAACGTCGACATCAATACCAATGGCGTGAATGGGTCTGTTACAGCGACATTAGCCTCTGTTGTCGCGACCAACACCATTGTTATTAATGGCGTGACGTTGACGGCTTCTGCTACTGGGAACGGAACAACGACATTTACGGCGGCGGCAGGCGTCGCCAATGCAACGGCGGCGGCCAATTTAGCGGCCTGCATCAACGCGAACACCACGCTGTTAAATCAGGTTTACGCGACGGCGCTGGCGGCTGTCGTTACGATTACGTGCCGTATTCCTGGGACGCTTGGGAATTTGATGACGTTCACGCAAACGGGCGGGACCATCACTCTTTCGGCGGCTTCTCCGGTGAATGGAGTTGACGGGACGCAATCAAATATTTCTCACGGTTTGTAAATGTGTCTATTGCGGTCACTTATAACGGAGCGCCGTTCAATGTCCCGCAGTACAACGACGTTGGATGGGCGCAGAACACAGGCAACCTCACGCTTTACTTGGTTGCCTTGGCGTCCGGTTTAGCAGGGTGGACTGGCGACATTACGCTTACGACGGTAGGCGCGGGGATTATTTTAGCGGACGCAGTAAACGGACACACGTATAGAGTTCTGATGTACAACGGCCAGATATCGTCGGAATTGGTTACTTAAGGAGGATTTATGGATTTACATGGGGACGCACTCAGCAAGATTAGTGGTGACATGGATGACATGGAATCCAATAAATATAAAGGCGGTGGAGCAACCATAACGATCACGGTTTCTCCCGGCGCTGATTCCAGTGACGAAGGCGGTGCGATGGGCGCTGGCGATTTACCAGCCGATTCTGTTCCGATGGCAGGCGGCGGTGAAGTCGCTACGACTGCAGAACAGCTTGATGCCGATCACGATGCCTTGGAATGTAAAGGCGAATGTCCCGCTCACAAAGGATTTAAGAGCGGAGCGTTAGGCGACGAGGACATGGACGCTATAACGATGGCCGCTGGCGGTCAGGTTCCGATGGCTCCTGCTCCTACTGAGACGGACGACTTGCGTGTTCCTCCGTTTCTTCGCAAGAAAAAGATGGTGTAGGTTGTGGTTGCCGCGCCGGGCTATACGGTTGACCAGCTCGTAACGAAGTTCCAGAATCGTTATCTCAACCCCAACTCAAACGCGTTGTTTCAAACGAACGATATCATCTCACTCATGGATGATTCTCTCCGTGACCTGATTATCCCTGTCATTACGTCTGTACGGGAGGAGTTCTGGGTTAAGACCTACGACCAACCCGTAACGGGCGCTGCCAGTTACACGATACCGAGCAATGCGGCTGGCGGGATTCTTCGAGACGTGGTGTTCGTTGACACCGCCGGAAACGAGATCGACTTACAACAGCTTTCGCCCGCTCACATCAAAGCGACATTTCCGTTCGGATACCAACTCCCACTTTATACGTTCGGATACTACTGGAAGAACGATCAGATTGTCCCGTATCCTCAACAGTCACAGAACGCGACGGGATATACGCTCCGAATGAAACCAATCCGCCGCCCAAACGATTTAACGTCGTCGGCTAATTGCGGTCAGATTACTAGCATTGTCGGGAACGTTGTCAATCTCTCGAACGTCGATCCGACGTGGGGAACGACAACGCTTTTTGATATCATCCAGAATTTCCCTCAATTCACGTCAATTGTTGATGGGGCGACCGTGACAGCGGTTGGCGGTAGCAGCGTTACTTTAACGACCGTTCCGACAGGTATTGCTGTCGGTATGTGGGTTTGTCCTACGACAACGAGCTGTATTCCTCAGATTCCTTATGAAGGTTTTGGTCTTTTGATTGAGGACGGGATCTGCAAGATGTGCGCGTCATTGGGGGACTCTCAAGGGTTTGGATTACACGAAAAGATTCGTGACAAGATGCGTCAGGATTTCATTAACCTCATTACTCCTCGGTCCCAGCTCGGCACAAAGAAAATCGTGAACCGAAACAATCCGATGTCTTTCTGGAACTTCGGAAGCCCATTCATGCGATGATAGCGGTCCAGCTCGCAAACATCGGCCTTTTTACTTATACGAACCTGGTCGGCCAGGCTCCTCCGGGTGCCATGACGGTCGCGCAGAACATTGTTATTGATAAACCTGGCGTTGCCGAAACAAGACGCGGGTTCCAGCAGTTCGGGAGCGTGTTGGGTAGTACCGTCCATAAGATGTTCGCTTTCCAAAACCGTCTTCTCCTCAATTACGGAACCAGCATGGCCTACGATTCGACGGGCGCGGGGGTATGGACTACGTATGGCGGGACGTTCTCTCCTCCGACGGGGGACAAGATTCGCGGGACGGAAGCCAACTCGAACTTTTACTTTACGACTAACAACGGGATTTACAAGATTGACACCATCACGAACAACCCCTATGCGGCTGGCGGTGTTCAGGCTTTAGATGTGAATGCGGCATTGGCTGGGGCTGGGAGCGGGTTCCTGGCGGCGTCCAGCATCACAGCATACCGGATTACGTGGGTGTATACGGACGCTAATGGAAACGAGATTGAAGGCGACCCGTCGGAATCTGTTACGGTGACAAATAACGGTGGAACTTCCGATAACACGGTCGTTAACTTCACGGTCCCTGGCGACGTAACGACAGCGTACTTCTACCGCGTTTACCGCGCCCCTCAGACGAATTCCCTGTCTATTCTTCCTGGGGATACGTACCAGCTTTCGTATCAAGCGCAAGTGACGGCAGGACAGATAGCGGCGCTTCAGGTGAGTGTCACTGACATTACTCCCGACACGCTTCTAGGCGAAATCCTTTATACGAGCCCTGGCGCGGAAGGCGAGTTTCAGACGAACGACCCGCCGCCGTTAGCTTACGACATCTGTACGTTTCAGGGCATGACGTTTTATCTTAACTGCTCGACTATTCAGCAGTTTTACATCACGCTCATATCCGCTGGCGCTCCGAACGGGATTCAGATAGGCGACACGATTTCGCTTGTGGGAACAGCAACGCGAACTTACACAGGAAATATAGCAAACTCTTACGGCTCCCAACTCTTTGCTGTTTCGACTTCCGGGTCTGTCGCGCTCAATATCGACACGACAGCGCGGAACTTGGTGGGAGCCATCAATCAAGATCCTGGGAACACGGAATTTTATGCCTATTACGTCTCGGGGTTTGGGCAACTTCCTGGTCAAATTCTCATTGAAGCGAGGAATTTAAGCCATGCGGCGTTTTCTGCGATATCCTCTCGTGGCGGTGCTTTCAGTCCTGTGGTTCCTGTTAGCGGTACTTCTTACATTTCCAGCAATAATATCGTTCTTAATGGTCTTTACGTATCGAAACTTAATCAACCGGAAGCGGTCCCGGTAGAGAACCTTCTTTTTGTCGGGAGCGCAGACCAGCCTGGTTATCGAGTCTATCCGCTCCGTGACGCGGTGATTGTCCAGTCGAAAGGCGGCGTGTTTCGCATTACCGGAACCGCGCCGGATAACCTCACGGTTTCGCCGTTCGATAATACGGTCATTCAGTACGGAAATGATACGGGTGTCACGCTAAACAATTCAGTTTATTCTTACACGACTCAAGGGATCATTTCCGTTACGGAATCGGGATCTCAGATTATGAGCCGAAACGTCGAAGGCGATCTTTTGACGCTATCTGCTCCGAACGTCTATACGAATTTCCCGTCTCTGGCTTTCGGGATCTCATACGAATCTCAGCGCCGTTACATTCTTTGCCTTGGCGCGAATTCGTCTGACACGGTTTCTACTGAGCAGTACGTCTACAACTGGATCACATTGGCCTTTACCACATGGAACCTGTCTGTTACGTGCGGGATCGTGAATCCTTTCGACAATCTCCTTTACTTTGCCGGATCAGACAATCAGATTCTTCAGGAACGCAAGAATTACAACATCACGGATTACGCGGATCGGCAATGGGCGGCCACGATTACTGGCGTGACTGGCAATATCGTCACTTTAACGAGCGTGACCAATGCCGTCTTAGGATATTCGCTCTGTCAGAACATCTCAGGCGGTCAGGTTGGGCTTGCGAGCGTTATTACAAACATTAATCCAGTCGCTAAGACTGTTACGACAGCTTTGGCGCTTCCTTACACGAATGGCGCGGCGATAATTGCTCAAGGGATTCAGCAGACATTGACGTATTGCCCATTAACGTGTGGGTATCCGAACTTCATCAAGAAATTTCAGCCTGTTCTATCATTTGTGTTCGGACAAGCGGGATTTACGACAGCGGTTGTGGGATTCTCGACGGATTTCTACCAAACGCAGGAGAACGTGACGCTCCTTCCGAAGTTTTCTGGTGGATGGGGGACATTCCCGTTCGGGACAGTCCCATTCGGCGTTTCCTCGGCGTTTCTTCAAGGAATTCCCGTTTTCTTGACGAAGAATACGTTTATGGCGCATTGGCTGAACATCTCAGTCACAATGCAGAACGCTTTTGAGAATATGGAGCTGTCGGGTATCTATGCGTTCTACGACATCTTCGGGGAGCGGAGCAGATAATGGCTAACGTGACTGTCGTATCGGATCTCCCGACAATCCAGCGCATTTACGCTGACGATTTTGCTATGGCTCCCGATTGGTTCCGTCAGAACTTCATTCAGACGTTCAACCTCTTTAGTCAGCCCGTTTACAATATCTTGAATCAAGGAGTGAGCGTTTCTGAGAACACCGTCGAGGAATTCTACTCCTTCACGCTGACGAGTACAGGCGTTTTCTCAAAGGACATCTTCACATTCACGCCGAAGAAGTTCGTCGGCAAACCGAATGGCGTGATTCTTTGTCAGTGTGTGGCGAATACGAACACGGTAACGCCTATCGGTAGTGCTGTCGCGTTTGATTGGGTGTTTGGCAATGGCGGGACGGTCCAGATTATCGCCATTTACGGGCTTACTTCTGGAATTTCATATACGCTCACAGTGAGGATTTGTTAATGGCTTATACCGTCGATCCAACACAAGTACAGAATCAAAATCAGCCTGGAACGCCTGGCGGTGCGGCGGCCAATCAGCCTGTCGCGACATCCGCCGCGCCTGGTGCTGGACCTGGCGGCGCAAAGACTCCTTCTGGAACGGCAAACCAACAGCAGTCGGCTCAACCGTTCACGAACCTTCAAGCCTACTTGTCAGCGAATGCGCCGCAGGTTAATCAGGAAGCCAATAATATTTCTAGCGGCGTAACGAACCAGTACGGACAAGTCCAGAACGATATCAATGCAGGAACGACAGGATTTCTCGGAAACGTGGCGGCTGGGTTTACGCCTGAGAATCAGCAAGTCGATCAAGCGGCGGCGGCCAATCCCGCCCAGTTTGTTCAGACGCCTGGGAACACGGCGGCATTTCAGAGTCAGATCAATGACACTTATACTGGCCCGGCCAATTTTGAGGGAACGACCGGATATGCTGGCCTGAACAATGAGGTCACGACTGACGCGGCGAACGCGGCGCTTCTAAACACTCCGGCCGGTTTGCAGACCTATTTACAAAGCGCTCAACCAAACTCAACGCAAGGTGACGCGCTTTTAGACACGGCACTTCTTGATACAACACCTTCGGCTATTCAGCAGATTTCTAACGCGGCGACTCCTTTTTCGCAGTTACCGACAGAACTTTCTAATGATGTCACGGCGGCAGATGCCGTCGCGTCAGCGGCCCCCGGAGCCGCACAGCAGGCGGCAACGGACGCGAATACGGCCATTACGGGAACTGAAGGCGCATTTAATACCACCCTCGGAAACGAACTTACAAACGCTGAAGGACAAGTGAACGCGGCAAACACAACGATTGGGCAAGATCAGCAAGAACTGAATCCTCTTGAGGCGGCGTACCAGGCTTATTTAGGTCAGGGTGGGTATGGGGCTGGCGACATTGTTGCGCCGCTTCTTAATCAATCGGCTATTGCGATGCCGACCGAAGCGCAAGTCGCGACGCCCCAGGATTATGCGGAGAATTCCGCTTTGGAGCAGTTGATGGGATCAGCTTACAACCCTGCACTTACAGACGCAAATGCGTCTCAGGCCGGAACGTATCAGGCTCCGAACGTTTCATCGCTTAATCCTCAAACGGTCGCGCAGGAAATGGCCGCTGGGAATACGGCATCGACATTTAATCAGCAGGATGTTCCGAACATGCAGAATTTCATCAACCTCGCGAATAGTGGGGCAATTTCTAAGGGCGCATTCGGGAATTCTCCAGCCGAACTTCAGGCAGATATAGCGGCAGGAACAAACCCAACAGCGCAGTCTCAGCTATTGGCTAATTCAGGTGTTGCTAATATCCCGAATTATTACAGCAACTTCAATCCGAAAGCTCTCGAAACGCTTCTGGCCTATTTGCAGGGTGTTGATCCAAGCGGTATTTCAAAACAGGGTAGTGACTATATTGTTAACAGCTAAGGTGGTGGTATAAATGAGTCTTCTTGACATACTGACAGGCGGCCAGTCTCAGAACGCAGACGAGGATCTTGGAGCCGCACTAAACGATATTTCAGGGGTTCAGGCCCCTACAGCGGCCCAACTTACTTTACCTCAACTTCAGCAATACGTTGATGCCGGAGTAATGACGCCAGCGCAAGCGACCGCCGCGCTTCAAAGTTCAAACGCTTACAACAACATAAACGTTGATCCTGCGACGACAGAAGGAGAAATGACGGCTTTAAGTCAGTTACAGAACGTCGCGGCTGATAACGGCATGACTCCTGAGATGCAGGCACAATTGACAGGAGCGTTAAACACTTCAAACACGAACCAACAAGGCCAAGAAGCGTCTATTATGGACCAGATGGCCCAGCGCGGGGAATCGAATTCCTTGATGGGAACAGCGCAAGAGGAAGCGGCGGCGGGACAGAACGCCCAGAACGCGAGTTTAACGAGCGCACAAGCGGCAGGACAGGCCGAGCAGAACGCGCTTTCGGCCATGTCTGGTGCAGGTACATTGGCTGGAAACATCAATAGCCAAGAATATACGCAAGGAGCCAACAAAGCGGCGGCCCAAAACGCGATTGACCAATGGAACGCAGAGAACCAAACGAATGTAAACCTGGCGAATACGGCTAATCAGCAGGCGGCGAACCTTTACAATACCGAAACGGCCCAAACGGTAGCGAACACAAATACGGCAAACGCGAATATTCGGACGGAGCAAAACGCGCAAGTACCAGAGACGGTTTATAACAACGCCATGCAGAAGGCTAATACGGAAGCTGGGATAAGTGAGCAACAGGCTGATCAATCAACAGCTCAAGGAAATCAGAATCTTGGGATCTATGGAGCCGCTTTAAATTTATTTGCTCCACAACCTTTTATGCCTACAACAGCTGGAACTACTTTGGCTGGTCAGTCTAGTAGCGGTGGTGGTGGAAGTGCGGCCCCTGCTGGTGCATTATCTGGATTGCTTGGATCTGGTTCTGCTGGTGGTGCCGCGGCTGGATCTGCTGGTGGCGGTGCGGCGGCAGGAGAAGGAATTATTGCTTTAGCGGCCAAGGGTGGATACGTTAAGGGAGGTCCAAAACCGCAGATTACGAGGACTCCTGAAGGCGGTGTCCATGTCGCGCCGCCTTATATGGCTGATGACGGAGGCCAAGTCCCAGGGAAGGCACAAGTCCAAGGTGATTCACTTCGCAATGACCGGGTGAAAGCATTACTATCCCCGAAAGAGATTGTCTTGCCGAGAACGGTTACAACCGCTCCGAATGCTCCTGATAGGGCAAAAGCGTTTGTACAAAGCCTTCTGAGGCAACCAAAACCTGTTAAACCAATGCACCCCGATGATCTGCATGGGTTAATGCAAGCTCTTTCAAAACGTAGGGAGGCCGCATGAGACATTACGACGACGGTGGGGCTGTTGCTCCCGATCAAGACAGTTTAGTTAATCAATGGCTTACACAGCAGATGAAACAGCAACCTATTGGGGCTCCTTCCGCCCCTCCGGCGGTACAAGCGCCTCCCACGCCGCCGCCGGATTTAGCAGGATCAGGACAAGGAGCCGCAATGAGCGGTTCTGATGGCGATACAAAGATAGCCGACAGCCATCCAGGTGTTCCACAAGGAACATTAGACAACTACATCCAAGGCCAGGAGAAACAAGTTGATAAGTTCGGTCCAGATCAGCAAGCGGCTGTTATGAACATGATTGCCCAGCAACAGGGCGGTTGGAAAGAGAATCTCGGGCGTCGTATGACTGGTCTTGGGGATGATCTTATTCAGGTTTCAGGGAAAGGCAATCCAGGTCATTTGGCGAATTACACGGAACGAGAGAATCAGATTGCTGAACGTGCGGCTAATCAAGGCAAGAGCCTCAACGAGCAACAGCAGACGGGGCTAAAGGAAAAACAGGCTCTTGAGGGAATGACGAGTAAATCGCCTCTTGGTTCTACCGAGGCTTTAGCGACTCAACTTTTAGCTAAGAAAATGTTCCCTGAATTGTCGCCTGATCAGCTAACGAAACTGACGCAAAACCCACAAGCCCTGGCGAAGTATTTTTCGTCCATCGCTGAATACAACAAAGCGATGGCTGACATTCAGAATACGGCTGAGTTTAGGGATGAATCTTTAAAAAATCAGCGGGCTCAAATACAAGGAAATATTGCCGGACGTGAAGCAGAGACGACACAAGGGTCAGCTCGCGCTCTCGAAAGTCGGAGTTTTATACAAAAGCTGATGGATACTATTCATCCTTCACAGGAAACAAAATCTTTGATGCGTCAAATCTCACAATCAGGACAGCCTCAGTCCTTTGATAGTGAACAGGACGCAGAAGCGGCGAATCTTCCGGCAGGAACACTAATTACGATTGGCGGCAGACCAGCAAGGGTTAAATAATGGCATTTGAATATCTTGATACGCCGACAAGTCAAGCTTCTGATGGCGGGAAGTTTGATTACCTCGATAATCCGGCACAAGCCCCGCCTACTCTTCCAAGAGTTACAGGAACAACTCCTGGTGGGTTTCCAGAGCCACAAGTATCAGATGAATTTCCTGCTGGTGCAGAGAAACCGCCGATACAAAAAGCAGGAGAGGCTTTGCAAACTGTTGGTGCCGGGATGGGATTAGCTGAAGCTCCTGGCAGTATTTACGATATCGGGAAGGGCATTGCCGCGCTCCCAGCAAAATTAGGAGGAGCCGTAGCGGATGCTATTCCTACGACTGAGAATCTTACGCCATCTATTGAGAGAATTGCGAATAATCAAACCTTAAAGAGTCTCGGCGGGACAATGGGCCAACTCGGCCAGATGGCAAAGGGGCGCGGAGGACGAGAAGCACTAGACGCGGCGGCAAGTTATGCGAGAGATAACGGATTATCAGACGTTTTCTCGACAGGCATTGGCCGAGAGAAGGCGCTTGACGCTCTTCTTGAAAAATCAGGAAAGACAGTTGGTGCTTTACGTAATGAAGCTGGTCCGGCATCTCCTGACATCATCAAAAAAATCGTCTCAAATCCTGCGATTGATAAATATCTTGGGTCAGGATCAGCATCAAAGGAATTAGGCGGTGTGGATACAGCCCTGAACGATATCAAGGAAATCGGTGGTCCTAATCCAACTCATGCAAGCCTTGCTGATGCGGCGACGACAATCAATAAGGCGGCAGCTGGAAATAAGCTTTATCAACCCGTAAATGCTGAGACGGATGTAGCTAACATTTTAAGCCGCGAAAACGATACGGATATTGCCCAGAAGCTTGGATCAGAAAAGGCTAAACAATATGTTGATGCCCTAGGCGATCAATCAAAACTTCATCCTTTGGAACATCTTCAGAATCGTGGAGAATTGCGGGAAGCTGGTGGTCGTGGGGGTCTTGGTACGCGTGTTATTCAGGAAGCGGCAGACCGTGGCGGGTATCGAATGACGGCTAAAGCGGCGGCGGCTTTACACGATATGCTAAAGGGCGAAAACTTAGCTGGGAATTTGAAAGGGGCAGTAACAGGTGTGGCTAAATTGACTCCGGCGGCATTAAGCGATGCGGTGTCTAAATACCTTATGAAACAACGGGGTAGCCTTGGTGATTAATTTTTCAGCAAGGACGAACGGGGAACAGATAATCGCAAAGATCGCCATGACGAAAAAAACAATGATATACGCACCGATCATTAACGCGGCTATGAAAAACGGGATCAAAAATATAAAAGCGGCGAGTTCAACCATAAGGATATTGTGAACCTTAAATCTCTCTTTAGCAAGACATTCTTTTCATTATTTTTGGCCTCTCAAGTGTGGTCTATAGGCCCGATCATCTCCTACGTCCAATTGTCGACGGGCGCAACGCAATCCGGCGGGTTCAATACGTCTACTGGAACGGTAACGACAAGCCTAAGTTTAACGTATGTGACTGGCGTTCAATGCCTTGAAAGCGTGAATGGCGGTATTCAGGGGACAGGCGGGGTATGCGGGGCTGGCGGCGGTGGATCTGGAGCGTCTGGGACAATTACGGTTTCTCCGAAGAACCAGATTGCGGCCTATTCGCAGACGGGATCATCGAACGTTGTTTCTGGGATAGCTGGGTTTAATGCGACCAGTTCAAGCGTCGCCATTTCAATTCCTGTCACGATTTCGAGCGAGAACGTGACGGGCCAGCTTACTGCCGGAACGCTTGTTCTTCCTCCTGGTCCGACGCTACAATCAAACACTCTTTTTACGCCAAGTGATATCCTTGGTATTCCGGCTCTTTATACCTATGGTCAATTCGATGTTTTTACGACCTCTTCCCCTGGAATGGGACCAACGAATTCTCCCGGTCCGGCATTTGTGTTTAATGATTTAGGTCCGGCAGTATTCAGCGTCAATTACGTCGACGGGTCTGGTGTCTCTCCGCAACTTGAATTACAGAGCGTCAATGGCAAAAACACTTTCATACAAGGGAGCCCATATACGTCCAGTTCAAATCCGGTTTATACGCTCCCTTCTAATACGCCATCGGCAACGTTTCCTCTGGTGATGAGTTCAACAGGTCAGATTAATGCTACGGGCGTCATCACCGTTTCTTCTATAACGACGAGCAACCTTCAACAGTTTGATGTTCCTTTTGCAAGCACTACGGCCGGCCTTCTTGCAGGAACGACGAACCTTAGCTACGTCCCTGGTGGGGCATTTACCGCAAATACCTTTGTCACAAATCCTGTTGGCTACGGCGGCGACGGGATGGTAAGCATTACTGGTTATGCTCCTGAGTACCTAAGTTATTCCCTATTTGGGACGGGTGGGTATCAAGTCTATTCCAGCACTTACAACGACACAACCAGTCAAGGCGGCCTTCTGGTTGCGCCTAGCAATACGACCCTCTTTAACGAGCGCGGTGGGGATGCTCTTGTGCAGATGGGCGATCCGGCTGATATCCCTGGCGCTTTCCGTGTGATGGGCGGCGTGGATGGACTCATGCATACGGCTCTTGTCGTTGACCCTCTACAGCAATCAGGACTATTCCTAGATAACTCTTGCGTCGAATTCGGATGCACGACAAACGAAAAACCGCAAGCGAACGCAGAGCTTGAACTTCGGTCAACCGACAAAGGGTTTCTTCCTCCGCGTTGGACAACAACCCAGCGGTTCGCTATCTCTATCTCGACGCCTGGAATCATGGGGTATGATACGACGCTTAACGCCTTATACGTATCGACAGCCTCAAATAGTACAAGCTGGGTTGCTATCTCATCTGCGTCAGGCGGTGGTGGTGGTGGCGGAATTACTGCGCTAACTGGTGCCGTGACTGCTTCCGGCGTAGGATCTGTTGTCGCGACAGCGGCGGCGGTTCAGGGGGACATGCGTACTTTCTCGTCGAGCATCACGGTTTCTGGGTCCGGCGGTCTTGGCGTGACGTATGGCGCTACTGTCGGGAGCATGACGGTTAATGGGGCTGGGAACGGAAATATTATTCTCACAGTTTCGGGCTCTACTTATTCCGTTACTGCCTCAAGCGGCCCGTCTGTAACGGCTGGTCACTGTGTTGATTGGACGGGATCTTATACGCTTGGCGATACTGGCGCGGCTTGTGGGTCAGGAAGTGGCGGCACTCCTGGCGGCTCTACAGGTCAGCTCCAATACGATAATGCCGGATCGTTTGGCGGGGCTAAGAGCTTCGTCACCTCTTCCAGCATGACCATAACTAGTTCGATGTCGGTAACGACCAACGGGGCGCAGAATAGTACCCCTGGCGTGCTTGACGTTTATGGTGGGGCGGCGTATTCTGGTCAACCACTTCTTATGGTTGGAAGCGCGAATCAATCCGGTCAACTGAGCGTTAAAGATCAGACTGCTGTTGGCATGACCTCTTACGGTTCACAGTCAGGCCATTTGGAAGTCGGACAATTAAACAACACCATCAACCAGAAAATCACCACGGATCAAACCAACAATCAATTTATCAACTTTTGGAATTCTGGCGAGATGGATATCCAGACGGATTTAACTTCCAGTGGCGGTAAGAACATCGTGTTTTTGCCTCTGACCGTTAATGAGGTAACGATATCTACGTCAGGTGTGACGCTTTCTCCTTTCACGAACGCCACGCTTCCAAATGCGGCGAACGGAACTATCGCCTATTGTTCTGATTGTACCGTCACGACTTCTGCCACTTGTGTAGGCGTTATTTCAGCGGCGTGCGTCTGCGCTGGATCAGGCAACGGAGCGTTCGCCAAACGTCTTAATGGAACCTGGTACTGTAATTAATGAAATGGGCAATCATTTTTATTGGGGTTCTTCTTCCTATTCAAGCCGAGTGTTACGTCAACCTTTCCGGCGCGTGGTTCGGGAACGGCGGGTATAAAGTTTCTCAGCAAGACCTCTGGCCGAACGGGACATGCTCGACTTGCGCCATTTCTCCTAACTGGGACGGTACGAACATTAAGATGGCCGGATTTCACAATGAGATGATTGGCGGAATGCTTTGGCTTCAGGGCGGCGCGTCAAATGCGTCGAGCGTGAGCGTGTCACTGAGCCCGATTAGCGGGCCTGGCGGTTCCGTCATTTCAAGTACTGACGTTCTTTGCGCTTCCGTCACGAACTACGCCAATAGAGATGTGGAAGTTTTCGTTTCCACTTACGTTCAGATTCAAGGGATGTCTGAAACCCAGTGGCCGTATCAACCCTATGAAGAACGAGACGTTCCCCCCCGGTTCCAAAATCCTTACACGGTGAACGGAAACAATGACGGGATCTGTAACGGATCGTGCCTTTGGTCTACGCGCCCGGACGCCAACAAATTCTTTCCAGACGCACTTATACCAGAAGAATGTGAGACAACGTTCCCTGTCGCCGCCAGCACCAGTCAAGGGGTATGGATTGATATATATTTAAGAAAAGCGCTTACTGCTGGATTTTATTCTGGGACATTGAACGTTTACGAAGGTGTCACGCTTTCGACGGCTATTCCTATCCATGTCACGGTTTATAGCGGAACGCTTCCAGACCAACCCAACTACAACTATATCACCGACGTAAATGAGGATAACATCAATTATCGGCTGAACGGTATCGCGCATGGCGCTGGATGTGCGACAGCGGCTTGTGTGTCAACGGATGAGGCTTTCTATCAAGCTCTCCATCGTCACAGAATGATTCCGATAGGCGATGAGCCGGATGTGACTACCAGCTTCTTTCCGTCAGCGAAATACCAACTGATGCTTAGTGGAAACCTTTTCACGTCCTCTTACGGTTATCAGGGACCAGGGATCGGGACTGGCTTATCCATTTACTCAATCGGAACCTACGGCCAATGGACACTCAATCCGAATTGGAGTCAAACGAATTCGACGCTCTTTTCCGTTGCTACGTCAAGTTGGGGCGCTTACTTCAAAAACAATTATCCAGGCACGCGGTCATTTGTTTATTTAGCTGATGAACCATCAAATCTCACGCTTACAAACGAGTGGTCAACGTGGATGAGTACGATTTCGGCGGCGCAGACTTCAGGTTACACGGTCAATTCCTGGGTGACGAACAAATGGGTTCTTCCTCTTGCGACTGCGCCATATATCAACATGCCTGCTTCGACAGGTTGGTACGGACCAACGGGATACACGCAGACCAACTGGATCAGCGCGGCGGCGGCTTATGAAACAACGGGATCGACGCAGGGATGGGCCTACAATGGTCATCCCCCAACAAACGGGACGCCAAATGCGACTGAGGATGATGGCGTATCAGCATGGGAAGGAGTTTGGGCCGACTACGTGAAAGGCGTGCAGGGCCATTTTCAGTGGCAAACGGATAACTGGTACAACCCCGGCAATCAGACGCCTTTTGAAAACCCTTTATGGAACCAAGCGAAGACCTTCGGATATGACAGTTACCCATCGACAAGCGCGAGTTTTGGTCATTACGGATATAACTATGGGAATGGGGATGGCGTCTGGATGTATCCAGGGACAGAGGTATCGACTTACACGGCGGCTAACTTAGGATTCTTGGGGCCTGTGATGAGTCTTCGCGCAAAACTTGTTCGGCGCTCAATTAACGACTACGATTATCTGAAAACGTCCTATGCCATTAATCCCAGCTCGACAACAGCTATTGTCGAAACGCTTGTTCCGAAGGCATTGTGGGACATCACCTGTTTTACGAGCGCGGATTGTACTTACCATTATGGCGGTAGGCCCTGGGATCTTAACCCAAGCGACTGGGAAACGGCGCGGCAGAATTTAGCGACCATCATCTCAGGATCAGGCCCGCTCGCGACGTTTAACGGAGCGCTGACCGTTAATGGAGGAGTTCTAATCCAATGAGCGGAATAATTCTACCTGTCCCTGAAAAGCTTCTTCAATACGAACTAGGCCGAACACCGCCGCAAGTTCTTTTAGATAACAGCGGTCCAAACAACGGGATCTTGTATCAGGGATGGGCGGCTCCGAACACGGCGCAAACGTCGCCTGGCTGGGTCATTACGTCGTATCGCTACGACACAAACAATCTGGTGTCCGACTATTCCACGCTCACAGGGGTTATATGGTCTTTAAGAACCACCTATCAATTCCCCTGATTGTCTTTCTTTGCTCATGTACTTACGCAGAGCAGACCAAGACCGTCTTTAATCCGTTTACCGGGAACCCTGATTATATAACCGCTCTTTCAACGACAAGTATAGGAGCGGGATCGAATATTACCGTATCCACAACGTCGTCAGGCGTAACGATAAGTGCTTCTGGTGGGGGTAGCGGAAGCGGGATTGTTTCTCCTGGCTCGTTTACTTGGACAAATGAGTTCGGTGTTTTGGTAAGTACAATCCAAGTTTCTTCAAACACCATCATTGCAGGAGCGACTTTCTATCAGAATGGGCCGTGGTCAATTTCTGGGTCAATTGGTGCATCTGGCGGCGTTCTTCAATCGGGTGGAGCTGGTCAAATACCGACATGGGCGGCAGTTAATCTTACGAACTCAAATTCTGTTGGCGGTATTTTGCCTTCTGCGAACGTTGGGGCAGGGGGAACTTCAGGTCAAATTCAATACAATAATTCTGGAACCCTTAGCGGTGCTTTAAGTTATGTTACCTCTTCCAGCATGACCATTCAAAGCTCTATGACCGTAACAAACCTTGCCGGAACCACTGATCCGTCTCCAGGAGTTTTAACTGTGTACAGCGGAAGCGCCCCAGGCGCGGGCGGTCAACCGATATTCACGGTAGGTAGTCAAAACCAAGCAACGCAATTTCAGATATTGGATCAGAAACCGCTCAACCTAACTCGCTATGGGGCTAATTTAGGATCTCTTGTCATCGGCAATAACGGATCGCCGCAAACAAACGAAGTTCAGTCGAACCAGAGTTCTCAGCAGAACATGAACTTTTGGAACGGCGGCGAAATGGATATTGAGACGGCGACGACTGCTAACGGCGGCGGCAACATGGTTTTCTCTCCTAACCAAGTCTCAGAAGTGACGATATCGAGCCTGGCCGTCACAATCTCAACACGGACGATCTTAGGAAGTGGTGGATATGTTGTTCTTCATACATCAAACACGATTCTGCCGGGAACAACTTTCTATCAGAATGGACCCGCACTCTATGGTCAAAATATCCAATTTTCAAGTACCAGCCTTTATGGGGTGGTCGGGTCAACCTTGGCTGATAACGCTCTTGCCGGGAATGTTGGCGAATATGTTTTCTCGTCAGTAGGATCTGTCAACATAACAACCACAAATATGGGGCAAGATATAACTTCGATTGTTTTATCGAGTGGTGATTGGAATGTTACTGGGATGGTGAATTATTCGATAGGAACAGCAACATGGACAGAACAACTTTTATATGTGTCGACTGGCGAATCAGGGAACTCCTTTACAAGCGCTAATGCTTTCAACAGAATGCTTCTTCTAAATTCTTCTAGTTCCACAACACCCGCAGAGACACAAATTGTGATTGCAAATGTTCGGGTATCCATTGCCGCCAGCACAACAATATACCTAAAAGTAAAAGCGGTATTTTCTGCAGGAACACCCGTAGTAGATACCGGATCAATTACGGCTAGGAGGGTTCGGTAAATGATTTACGCTCTAAGATCCGATGGGGCCTATGTTTCTTTCGGGGGAATGACACAAGCGCAGATTACAACGATGCTCGCCGCGCAAGGACTTACTTGCACATTTATCACCCAGGATGCTTACACAGCCGGATTGATCGCAAGCGCCCCTATTCCTCCTACTCCCGCTCAGCTTCTAGCGGCTTCACAAGCTCAAGCAGGACTGGCATTACAGAGCGGAACGGATAGCGTCTCAGTTCTTCAGCAGGCCATTTTGATTGTGCTTCTTAATCAAATCAATTCGATTCGGGCTCTCTTGCCGACTCCTCTTGGTCCGATAACACAAGCGCAAGCAGTTTCGGCGGTTGTTTCACAGATCAATTCTGGGCAATTACCCTAAGACTATGCTCGAAGAAGAAATGAAAGAAAGAATAATCCGCCTAGAGGAACAAATAAGAGCGGCTGAGAAAGCTTTGAATTTAGCGCAGAATAACGTTAATACGCTTGTCGCACAGATGCTTTCTATAACGTCTCTTGTGGTTAGCATCTATGCCATCTTCCGAAAATGACAAAGGAGATATGAAAGACTTCGTGGATCGAAACCTCATCCGAACAAAAGACATCACGCTCGTCATCACCATCATTGGACTCCTGGGAACTCTCTGGAAGTATTCCGGGCTTGATGACATCAAAGAAAAGCTGGCTATTCACACGACACAAATAGCTGTCATCGAATCCGAGTATTCTGGAATTAAAAAAGATCTTGACCGAATCGAGAAAAACACAAGATGAGCGACCAATGGAAAACCATTTTTCGGTGCCACGATTGCTTAACGAGAAGTAGGACAAACTATTTGAACGCTCAGAAATGGGGAAAGACTGACGATAATAAGCAGTTGTACCGTCACACTTGCCCAGAATGCGGAACAAGCGAAATGACGACTAGGGAGGGAAGATAATGGGAAAATATCAGTTCTTCAGCGACGAAGAGGTGTCGGGTCTTCAAGACTCAACATGCCAAAAACTGTCTATTGCTCGTGGAATGGCTCAAGTACCATTTGTCATCACTTGCGGCCTGCGTACAGTGGCCGAAAACGCGGCTTTACCAGAGTCCGTTCCTGATTCGTCCCATCTGACCGGAAACGGTGTAGATTTAGCCTGTAGCGACAGCCAGACGCGTTACGCGATGATTAAGGGGCTATTAGGAGCTGGGTTTAACAGAATCGGCGTATATTCCGCTCACTTACATGCTGATGATAGTCCGACATTGTCACCGAACGTTGTCTGGTGGGAAGCTGGGACGTAATGCTTAGCTGGTTCCTAAACACAGGACACAAGCTCGCCGGGATTGTGATATTCTTGACTCAGCTTCTTGTTCATTGGGAAGATATTGTAGATCGCTTCGCAGGATGGCTGAAGCTTAGCCATCTAATTGACAGAAGGAGGAAACACAAGATGAATGTTCTTACCCTACTCACAGAAGGGCCTACGGTCCTTACGGACCTACTGACAGCCGTATCGAAAATCCAGGCAGACCTTCCGCAGTTCCAGAAGACCGTTGCTGACCTTAAACAAGCGGCGGCTGATAAGTCGGACCCTGTAAAATTGAATGCTGACATCTCTTCGCTTCTGGTTGATCTTCAATCAGATTTGAATGATCTGGCGGCATTGATCCCGGCACCTGTTGCACCTCCGGCGGCTTAAATGAATCGCTCAGGATTCGTGGTTGTGGCGCTCGTATTTGTTGGGTTGTTTGCGCTTCTGGCGGGATGGACGGCGCGGGATATTGTGAAAGTTCATCAGGCCGACAATCAACTTGTTCAGCGTTGATGCGCTAAACGTAAGTACGTCCGACGGTCGTAACTTTGTCCTGCTGGAATCGTTTAGCTATACAGCGCGTTCCGGTACGGTTATAACGGTTCCAGCGGGGGCATTGTCGGACGGAGCATCAACACCAAGAGAACTGTGGTGTCTTATACCGCCTTTCGGGACGTATTGGATGGCGGCTTTTCTGCATGACTATCTGTACCGATATACCCAACTTCCTAAAAGCGAATGTGATTCCTTACTCAAGGAAGCAATGGAATGCCTAAACGTTGATTCGATTGAGGCAAACGCCATCTATCAAGGTGTCGTGGTAGGCGGTCAAATCAGTTTTGACGCAGACCGAGCGAATCAGGGTAAGTAGTCGTCAAAACATCCAGGGATAACAAACAAGACAAACACGACTATTCCTATGACAAGAATTGCGGCGATGAATTCACTCATTAGGGTATCCTTTCCCGACAGCAGGGTTTTTGATATTCTGGGGTTTGTTCCGGCTCCATCACCATCACGCTTCCTCTCAATAAAAGCACAAAAGCAATAAGGACTAAGATTAAACTCGAAACAAAGATGACGTTATCGCGCTTCAATGAAGTAAAGATCCCTGTCCCCAGGAACTATCCATCCTGGAAACTTGCGTCTTCGGCAGTAGCACCAGTCTCCAACGGCTGTCATTGACTTGAAAACGTGGCACTTCACATGACATTTCGGATGTTTCCATTGTCTGTTTAGAACTGCTTCTTTTCCCCAGTATCCCGGCTTCTTTGTCGGTAATTGTCTTTGTCCCATTATCAGTCATGCTCCTGCTCTCATTATTTTTGAATAGATCGACAGTCCATGCCACTTAAACGGCAAACTGCTGTATCCCAGGCGTAGCAGGAACCTCTCGACGTTCGGCATCTTCCTCGTATTGAATAAGAAGTATCCATAGGGCTTGAGCGCATGGAGGCATTGCGATAAAAGGCCCATAGATCCCCATAGGTTCGTTGGGCCGGAAATGAGCGATATGATAACCACCATTGAGTTATAAGCAATCGGCTGGTCAAACACGCTCGAAATGATGTCGTAGCGGCCTTGTGGATGGGGCGTAATACGCCAGGATTCAAGTCCTACGCCTCTAAACGAATCTAGCCATGCTTCAGGCCCTCCGATCATTAATAGGCGCTTCTTTTCAGCGAAAACAGGGGGTATCCTGTAGAACCTGGCGAGGATACGGACGGTGTTGATGTCGCCTAGGGTCAATGGTTCATTTGAAAAGGTGGATGGCAATGCTAGGGCACATGCTAGGAAGAGTTCTTTAATCATTTACCGCAAACCTCACGCCATTTTTTAAGAAGCGGCAGGTCGCGACGATTAGGGTTAGCATCCTTGCGCTTGGCTTCTTCGTCATGGAATTGACATACAGCTTCCGCTTTTCCCAGACGTTCGATCAAAGACTGAATAATTTCATTTCCAGACGTATTTTCTTTCAGCCGCTTTACATCATCGTCGGAAAATGTCACTTGTCTACCTCCATCGCGCGGATTTCCTCTTCGATAATGTCAGCCATATCATGCCTTCCCTCTTGATAGGAATCCTCGACTCTTGTTCTTGTCTGATAAGCCTTCGCAATCCCCGCCGCCTTCTCCCGCGCGGCGGAGAAGCCTTTCAGATAGCAAGAATCTGTGAACTGTAGTTGCGAAGAGACGCCTAATCCAAACCCTTTTACACGACACACGCATTCCGGGTCCAATTCCTCGCAACAGCATAATTTATTGCTATCCATCATTGCCTCTCGCACCGCCTCGTCGATTTGGGCGGCGGTAAATGCAATCTGATCTTTCGGATCAGAGGTATCACATGGATACTCTCGCCATATTTCCTCCGCCCGCTCCTGCGACGTTAAGGGCTTGGAAGGAGTCATTGTTTTAAACTCCGCATCTTGTCGGCCAGCCCGAAGAACTGCGCGTCGGTATAAGCCATCGCCTCGTTGTGTCTAGCACGATCAGCATTAGCGGCTATCATTCCTTCACGTTCCGTCACGAGTGCTTGCAATTCGATTTCTATGGCGCTCATTCCTTCCCCCTCTCGGCTTCGTATTCTCGAATCAGTCCATGATTCGGACAGTTAGCGGCATTAATTCCACAACAATTAGAATCAGGACCATTGATTAATTTCATCCGCTCGTAAAACTTCTCGCACAACCCTTTCCAGCGGTCGCGGTCTTCGTAAAGACGCTCATTGTCGAGATTTAGGGCGGCTTCAAAACGAGAGCGCTCATCAATATATCCCTGAATCTCTTTCATATCGAGCATGGCTTGCGCCTTCAGCTTGGCGTTTTCAGCTACTAGGTCGGCATATTCATTCATCTTGTCGCTCATCTCACCCTCCCGATCCGCTTGATGTGGGTCATGCGATTATCTCTGCGACCTCGATCCCGACCTCGACATCGACATCGACCTCGACCCAGACATCGACCTCGACCTCGACACCGACACCGACATCGACATCGACATCGACCTCGACCACGATCCCAACATCGAACCAGACCTCGACCTCGACCTCGATCCCGACCTCGATCCCGACCACGACCCCGACCCCGACCCCGACCCCGACCTCGACCCCGACATCGACCTCGACCTCGACACCGACCTCAACCCCGACCTCGACAGAGGACTATTCCACGCTTGGTGTGGGTCATTTCTTCACCGCCGCTTTCGCGCCTTCAATCCATCCCTCTAAATAGGCCACTCTTTCCAAAAGGCTATCCATGAGCCTCAGCAAAAACTCATCGTTCCATTCGCTGGGATGATGAGGAAACTCAATGCCATGCTTAATTACTTCCATTCGGATGCGGGCGAGACGCTGCTTATCTTGATCGTTCACGCTTTAACCTCCTTGGCTTCGCTCCAGATCATTTCGACCCAGACATCGACCTCGACCTCGATCCCGACCACGACCTCGACCACGACCTCGACATCGACATCGACATCAACCCCGACCCCGACCACGACCTCGACATCGACCTCGATCCCGACATCGACCTCGACATCGACATCGACCTCGACCCCGACCTCGACCTCGACCCCGACACCGACACCGACATCGACATCGACATCGACCTCGACCACGATCCCAACATCGAACCAGACCTCGACCTCGACCTCGATCCCGACCTCGATCCCGACCACGACCCCGACATCGACCTCGACATCGACATCGACCTCGACCCCGACCTCGACCTCGACCCCGACAGAGGATTATTCCACCATGTATTTATGTTCCCAAGAATTGCAGTAGCCATTTACTTCGTCTCTTTAGGAACCTTATTTTCCCAAGGGAATGCGTCGACGATTGCAGTTTTATTTATCATCATTGGGCCGACATATTCGATTTCGTTAAATGTTCCTTTCGATAGACATTCACTGAAACGACCGCTATCCGCAACCCAAGAAGCATCTTTGAATATTAAAAAATCACCTTGAATTTCTTTTAAGATTCCGATTTGATGGTAAGTAACGGTTCTAATGAGATAGGCTTTCCCAATTTCAAATGGTCCTTCATTTGAGGTTCCGCAATCATCTGACTCAATGGCTTTTTCTAGTAATTTTTCGATCAATGAATTTTTCATAATTCTCCTTTTTGTTTAATCTCTTTCGCTTCGCTCCAGATGGTGTTTCCTGGTGATCGGCCTACATAACCATTCCCGCACGCGCAGGGCTTCCACAAGATCGGCATAGACATTTCCTCAGGCTCATTGCCTTTCTGGAATATAGCGGTTCCTTCCTTCTCAGCGATGACTTGGGATGGCCTATTGCACATTTTTGCCTTGGGTATCATCCGGCGCTTTATCAGCGACCGGGCGCGGCATGTCGGCTTTCACGTCCCCGCGCTCATAGGCCGGAATGGGGTTACGCGGCGGCTTTTCATCAGATGGCACCGCGCTGTCGGCTTGAGTCGCTTGTTCCGTAGGAGCCTCGCAAGCGCAAACGCCTTCATGTTCCTCACATCCCTTGTCGCAAGCAAACGACAACGACGAACTTAATACGATGAGAACGGCTATCTTCTTAAACATTGGGAACCTCCTCTTGTTCAAAGGAACCGACACCAGTGGGACTGAGTATGTATTTCCATTTGCGGCATTCCCATAACTTCCGTTTTCCACGCGCTCCCCGTTTTACGAAGCTGTAAATATAGAGGTCGAAACCCTCAACGAGCAGATGAACTAAATGTTCATTAGGTCCGAAAACTTTACCAGTCGTCTTGTCTACTCCCCCCTCTAAATACTTTTTGATGTGAGCCTGTAAATCTTCAAGGCAGAAGTTAACCAGTCTTTTTCTCTTCAAGTGCAACTTGTCGTATCCCATCCCATCCCCAAAGCCGTACAGGTCCTTAACGAACGGACCCATACGGCGGTCGCACTCAGCGACGGTGAAGCCTTCTTTTCGCATCTCAATTAATCCTCGACCGTTTGCCATTTAGAATGGTATTCCGTCATCCGCTTTAAAATTCGTC